TCTTGAAGCTTCTGGTAACGCTAATGTTACTCTTGATGTGGGTACGTCAACTGACGTTGATGCTTTTGTTGACGGTGGAGCAAGTAACGCTGCTGCCGATATTCAGTTCAACTTAAAGGCTGCAGGTGGTAACATGGTTACTTCTGCTGATTCTGTTCAAGTGACAGTGCTTGATTCAGGATCTTCAGGAACAACTGCGTTACGTTTCAGAGTACACGCTGTAATCTGTGACGTATCAGTTAACCCTGTTGAATCTGCTACAGTTTCAACTGGAACTTAATTAATATGAGGGGCAGGGCAACTTGCCCCTTTTACTATGATTTGGGTTCTTTTAATTTTTCTATCTGGCACAGTTCAAGATAGTATTTATTTTGATAACCTAGATACATGTTTAAAGATTGCAAAAAAAATTAGAGATCAAAATTGGAGTCAGTCTTTGGCAGGAGATAAAATTTGGGTCAAAGCCTACTGTGTTCCTCAGAAAGTTGAATGATGGCAAAAAAGAAAGATCCTAGAGTTGGAACAGGCAAGAAACCAAAAGGAAGTGGTAGAAGATTATACACGGATGAAAATCCTAAAGACACGGTTAGAATCAAATTTGCAACTCCGTCTGACGCAAGAGCGACAGTTGCAAAGGTTAAAAGAATCAATAAACCGTATGCAAGAAAAATTCAAATCCTAACTGTAGGCGAACAAAGAGCCAAAGTTATGGGCAAATCAGAAGTTGTAAGTATATTTAAAAAAGCAAAAGAAAGTTTACGCAAAGGAAGAAAAAGTGGCAAGAAAGCCTGATAAACAACCACCACGCACAAAAAAGTATTACCGATCCACTAAGTCTGGTGCAGGTATGACAAAGGCAGGTGTTGCGAAATATAGACGTGATAATCCCGGTAGTAAATTAAAAACTGCAGTTACAGGGAAAGTAAAGAAAGGTAGTAAAGCGGCCAAGAGAAGAAAGTCTTTCTGTGCAAGAAGTGCAGGACAAATGAAGAAATTTCCTAAGGCAGCAAAAAATCCAAACAGTAGATTAAGACAAGCAAGGAGAAGGTGGAAATGCTAAAAGGTGGTCAAAAAAAATTAGATAAGAATAAAGATGGCAAAATTAGTGGTGCTGACTTTAAACTTATGAAAAAGGGTGGAAAGAAAAAATCCACTAAAAAGAAAAAAGGTGCAACACCTAAAAATAAAGCTTTGTATGCAAGAGTAAAAGCCGAAGCAAAAAGAAAATTTAAAGTATACCCATCAGCATATGCAAATGCGTGGTTAGTGCGTACATATAAGAAAAGGGGTGGAACTTACGCATAATGGCTAAACCCAAAGGTGGACTAACAAAATGGTTCAAAGAAGATTGGCGAGATGTTAAAACTGGCA